ATCAAATGTGGGACTTAGATGAGTTTGATAACCCAGATATAGACCCAAGCATCTATGGTGACCCAGACCATTTGTATTGGAGAAGAGGTGAGAAAGATACTAAAAATACTTGGGCTATTGATATAGTATTTATTAAGGAGAATAGAGTATGAGTAAAGAACATTTTATAGATGACCCTGAGTACATAGAATTAACATCTAACATTGCAGACTTGATGCTACAAAAAAGATTAGGATTTGATTACAAGAATTTTGTAATACAAGATGAAGAAGGTAATGAAACATACACACCTAAAGGACAAAAATTATTTGAACACTACTTAGATGAAGTTGTAGACATCTTTACTCTTAATGGTGTGTCACCTATGGACTTAGGTTTAATTAGTTTTTTACCAGAACCAGAGTTGGTAGAAAATATTAAACCAGAAGGTAAAGTAATACCATTCAAGGGTAAGATAGGTTCTATCTCAGGAGATAAAGAAGATGAGTAAAAAAATATTAACAGCAGTAAGAGAAGCTAGTATATCTATAGCATCTTGTTTAGATGAACCTAATGAAATATCTAAAAAAGATTTAAAACATATACAAGACCAGATAACTAAGATAGAAAATTATTTAACACCTTTTTATTTAGAAGAGTTAGAGGAGATAAAGAATGAAGAATAAAAACAAAGACTTAACAAAGAAAGTTGAGCAAAGAACTCAAGACTTACTAGGATTTTTATTTAATAATTGGATTCTAATAGCCATAGGATTTATAATGTGCTTTATATGGTTCTGTGTATGTTGGACTGTGTCTTGGATATTCTTTAGCTAACTGTTGACTATTAGATATTTATAATATATAATGAGGATAGATATGAGAAAAGAAAGTTATGTAGTAGCTATGCCTTATCCTTTTCATTCTAAGTTACCAGATATATTAGAAGAAGAGGGTGGTAATATAATGTATTTTAACAATAAGAAAGAAGCTATTAATTTTATACAAAATTTGTATGACGAAAGAAATTTAAATATGAAAGTATTAATAGACGATACTATAGATATAATGAGGGTACAATGATAGAACAACTAGAAGCATATGAGTCAGCACTTAGACACAAAGAAGAAGAAGTACATGGTTTAAGAATGAGAATTAAAGAATTAGTATCAGTAGTATCTGATTTAAAAAAAGAACTAACTACTTCTAAATTAAAAGTTAATTTAGTTAGTGAGAATCCTGACGCAAGTCATATAACAAAGAGAGAAGAAGATGAATAATTTATTAACAGATGAAATAAAAGAATTAATTAAAGAAAGATACTATGAATATATAGAGGAAGGGTATGAATCTTTTGAAGCTATGGAATTAGCTAAGAGAGATATACATGAATCAAAAGAAGTAGAGATAGATAGTTATAATAAAACATATGATGGTTCTTTTGAGGTTGACTAATAGTATTTAATACTATATAATAAAATTTTTAATGGGGATTAATATGGATAAAACATGGCTAGACAGAGGTGCTTGTCCTAAATGTGGGTCAAGTGATGGTAACGTAAATCATTCTGAAGGGTATAGCTTTTGTTTTTCTTGTAACACTAGAGTTGGAGAGCAAATGGAACATGAAAAAGTAATACCTATACCTACTCAAAGTAATATAAAAACTTTAGGTGTATTAGGTGCGTTGACTGAACGTAATATTAGTAAGGAGACTGCACAAAAATATCATACACAAGTTAAAGTGAATGGTAATATGAACACACATCATATCTATAAATACTTTGATAGTGGTGGAAACAATATTGGTAATAAGATTAGAGATGTAGCTACTAAAAATATGTGGGTTGAAGGTAGTGTGACTGATGCAGTATTGTTTGGTCAAGATTTATTCACAGGTGGTGGCAAGTATGTTACTATTACTGAAGGAGAAGTAGATGCTATGTCTGCCTATGAATTACTAGGTAGTAAATGGGCATGTGTTTCTATCAAGACAGGAGCAGGTTCTGCAGTACGTGATTGTAGAAAAGCATTTGAATACTTAGATAGCTTTCAGAATATAGTTATATCATTTGATATGGATAAGCAAGGTAGAGAAGCTAGTGAAAAAGTAGCACAGTTATTTAGTCCTAACAAATGTAAGATAATGAACATGGAATTTAAAGATGCTAATGAGTATCTGAAGATGGGTAAACGTGAGAAGTTCTCACAAGCATGGTGGAACGCACAACCATTTACTCCTGCAGGTATTACAAACCTTAGAGATTTAGGTGATGATTTATACACAGAAGATTACTGTGAGACAGTACCTTTTCCTTGGGGTAAGATGAATGAAAAGACTTATGGTATGAGAACAGGTGAGTTGATTACATTTACATCTGGTGCAGGTATGGGTAAGTCTTCTATTATGAGAGAGCTTATGCATCACTTACTAAAGAATACAAAACATAACATAGGTATCCTTGCACTAGAAGAGAGTATTAAAAATACTGCATTTAATATTATGTCAGTTGAAGCCAATGCTAGATTGTATATCAAAGAGATTAGAGATAAGTTTAGTAGAGAACAACTACAAGATTATCAAAAGAATACAGTAGGTTCTGGTAGGTTCTTTGCCTTTGACCATTTTGGTTCTCTTGATAATGACGAGATATTATCTAGGGTACGATACATGTCACAAGCATTAGAATGTAAGTGGATATTTATTGACCACTTATCTATACTTGTATCAGGTCAGGAAGATGGAGACGAAAGAAAGTCTATTGATGTATTGATGACTAAACTACGTTCACTTGTAGAACAAACAGGTATTGGTATGTTATTAGTATCACATCTTCGTAGACCTTCAGGTGATGCAGGGCATGAGAATGGTAAAGAGATTACTCTTTCACACCTTAGAGGTTCAGCATCTATAGCACATCTATCTGATAGTGTTATTGGATTAGAAAGAAACCAACAAGATGATGACGAAGTTAAATCTAATACTACTACGATTCGTATTCTAAAGAATAGATATACAGGTGAGACAGGTGTGGCTACACATCTACATTATAATAGAGAGACAGGTCGTATGAAAGAGATTGACAATCCCTATGAAGTAGATTATAATTCAGAGAATAATGAGGAGGTACCATTCTAATGAAGTGCATGTATTGTGGAACAAAATTAATACATGGTGGTGACCATGATGGAGAACAAGAAGATGACTATGATATAGTTAGTAATCTAAGTTGTCCTAAGTGTGATACTCATGTATATGTATATCATACATTTCCTGATGATGATAAAGAAAGTTGGGAAGATGGTTATGAAGAATGGATAAATAAACAACAAGGTCTTATTATAGATAATAAAGAACCAGAAATGTGGGAACACTATTGTGATACAGAAAAAAGTATGATGGAAGTAGGTAAGGGTGAGCCTTGTAATTGGTGTGGAAAGGAGGAAAAAGATTGTGAAAGTTGTTCTTGATATAGAAACAGACCAGATAAATGCTACAGTAGTAAACTGTATTGTTGCTAAAGATATTGAAACAAATATCTCAACAGTATTTGACCCAAGTAATATGCATGTGTTTAAGAATTGGTCTAAAGACATTGAACAATACATTATGCATAATGGTTTATCATTTGATGCACCTGTATTAAATAGACTACTAGGTACATCTATTAAACCTTCACAGGTATTAGATACATTAATACTATCACAGTTATTTAATCCATTACGTGATGGTGGTCATGGACTACGTGCTTGGGGTGATAGATTTAATTTTCCTAAAGGAGAGATAGAATCTTTTGGAAAGTATACAGAAGAATTAAAAAGATATTGTATGCAAGATGTAGATATAACACATAAGTTATATGAACATTTAAAAAAAGAAGGCAAAGGTTTTTCTAGGTCTTCTATTGATTTAGAACATCAGGTCAGAGTTATCATTGACCAACAAGAAAAGAATGGCTTTGCATTAGATGTTCGTAAAGCTATGTCTTTATACAATACATTAAAAGATGAAGCAAGTGCTTTAGAAACATGGGGCAAGACACACTTTGACCCTACAAGAAAAGACTTAAAAACAAAAACAAAATACATACCTTTTAATATAGGTTCACGACAACAGA